TCTAATGTCGTTAAGGAGTTGTACTCCCTCTAACTCCTTCTCCTGCATGTACTCAAAGGTTCTGGATGAACCGAAGGCTCCTGATAAACCTGCGAAGGTTTCTCTGAGTAATTGCTGATTACCGAGAGCTTTCTCAGTAGATCGGAATTTTTGATTAAGCTGGAGTTCAGCTTGTGATTTTGCGAAAGCTATTTCCGATGCAGACTTAGTTGCCTGTAAATTCTGTGAGGCAATTTGTTCCTTGTAGGGATCAGCTATCCGCCCCTGCTCGGTATCAGAAAGTCCGGAAAAAGTGCCTGTTTTGGGATCGTAGTTTAAGTCTGCTAATGCTTGATTTTCCTGCTTATTTTGGATATTGAAAAGATCTTTATATTGCTTGTTTATGGTGTCAAACTCAAGCTGGAGGCCTGCTCCAAGATTTTTCTGACCGGCATTTAAAACGTCTAAACCCGGTTGAAATTGAGTGGCATAATTCTCCAGTGTTCCGTTGGTATCCGGAAGTGTGAAGGCTGTTCCTCCTGTGAATACACTTGCTCCGGCAAGCTGTGTACCTGGCCCGGATACCTGACCACCAAAACCATTACTGCTGACCTGTAAATTTGCGATCTGTTGAACACCACCCCCAGAAAATCCACCCGAGTTGCGTGAACTGGGTTGCTGGTATTGAGATCCGGACGGATCGGCTATGCCTCCCGGAATAATGTAAGACTTACCATTCGGCCCTTGTTGGTAGCCATTTACATTATTATTTTTATAAGAGCCGGTGGCCTTTCTCTCATTTACCGTTTGAACTCCGCCGGCATTTTTTGCCTTATCTGGCGCTTTATAAGTTGCTGTTGCCATTTATTTATTTTAAATTTTTATTTAAACTCTCCCTTTTGCTTTTGATTACGGCCATAGTGTTTATTTGTTAAGCTTGTGCATTAAATGACTCTAATTCAGTTCCAAATTGGCCGCCAAGGTTTATTCCCGCTGCCGAATAGTAAAACCCATTCTCCACAATTGTTGCCGATACTCCTCCAGTGTAGGTATCAAACGCATGAGAGGTGGCTGCGGTTACATATTGATTTGATCCATTAGTACTTACAATGTCACTCGACATCTTATGACCATCATTAATAGTTTGGTTATAAAAAGACGCTAGCCCACTACCTGTCACCCTGCGAGTATGAGCTAATATCCTGCGGGGCTGAAAGCCTGTTTTGATAAAAATAGACGCTGAATTAGCCACTCCATTATTTGTATTAATGACCGATGTTTGGTGATCGGCTCCCCCTAGAGTGCTTGAATCCCGCCCCAAAGAAATTCCTCCTGGACGAATTAAAAGCTTGTCCGTTGCTGTAGCTATGCCAAGCGGAATTACCGCATTGCTTACCGCTGGCACTGAATGCGCGTAGTCACCCGCTGTAGTTGAAGCGTAAACCGTTTTTCCTACAGTTAGCCCCGCAACGGTGTCCACTTCACCCGCAATAATCACATCAATCGCTGCGTCCTCAGCCACATTATCCTTAGTCCATCCGACATAATTCAAAATATCCAGATTATTAGCGTCCAGTGGGTAAACTTTGCCATCGCTGGTTAATGTGAACTCCACATATATCGCTAAATCAGTAGTTATGGTTGAGCCCCACGTGCCGGTTGATAAAGTGAAAAGTGACCTAGAATGCCCACTGTATTTATCACCATCGTAACGGAGTATTCTATAGTAATTCACTGCGTCAATCGCACCTGAACGTCGCACCACTACGTGGAATGTATCGCCTGAATTAATTGTTGGATCAGTGCTAAACGTAAATGTTTCAAAATCGAACCGATTCACCGTAGCGGTTAAGTCTGCGCCGTTAATCACCCCAGAAGTACCATTGGCATACACCGTACCATTGGGAACTCCCGCCCCATTATCCTCCTGAATTTCAATTGTCACATTGTCAACAGGGTTTGCTGCCTTGCTCATCGCAACAATCACTTTGGAAATTTTAATCTCCGACATGTAAGGGTTGGTGTAGGTGAAAGCCTGACTCACCTTATATGTATTATCAGCGTTGCCAAAATCACGCCACGTGTCCGCAGTGCCAGCGCCGTCATCGGCAAATCCATCGGTATCAGCTATCATAATGGAATCCTTCCCCCCAACACTCATCCCCAGCGGAATTGCATCTGCCGAACCGTTAATAGCTTCCCCCGCCGTGAACGAAAGGGAGGGTGAAGAATGGCTATGGAAAGCGTCTGCGTTACTTGCCGCTCCCGCTGTCGTAGCCGTCAATGCGGCTGCTGTTACACTTGCACCAATCCCATCAAGTGCTTGATTGATTTCGGCGGAGGTCGCCGTTACGTCAGTAACAATGCCAGCCAGTGTTCCGGAAGCGTTGTATTGGAAGGTCTCATTGCCTCCATCATTATTAGTCGCTATTGTCGTATTAGTACCTGCCACGAACTTGTCTTCGACAAGACCCGCAGTAGTATCATTGATTGAAACCTTCACCTTGGTATCAGTGCCAGCAGCGGCGGCTAAATCTGCCAAAGAAGTTTCCGCAGTCACACCATCTGTGAATTTCAACTCTCCGCCATCATTCCTCACCCTAACATCAGTTCCAGCCACTTGCAGATCAAAACCGGCTGCTGCATTGCTCCCATCTGTATCAAGCTTGTCTGTATCAAAAGCATTTAGAGTGTAATGATCCGGGGCCATAATAACGGTTGTTCCGGCTCCATGATTCTTTTGGTTTCCAGCTACATAAGTTTTTGTAGTTGCTGTTAATGAAAGACCTCTACCATCTACCGCTGGACAAGTTACCATACCAGCTCCTGCGTCCTTAGACTCGTAATAAATAATCTCATAATTGCTCCCGAGCGGATCAAGTACAAGATAGCCGGTACTTGAATTAGGCAAAACATCCAGATAAATATCCAGATCAGTTGCTGCGGTATTCCCTAGGGAAGCCGTGGTAGTAGTTTTATAATTTGATTGCACTGCCATTTATATTTGTTTTAATAGTTACGCTCTGCGGCTCTTGGTAATGGAAGGTAGTGATATTGCTCATCCGTTATCCGGAAATATCCACCAACCGTGGTACACTCAACAAAGGTCTGTATATAGCGACCGAGTGAGTTTAGTTTTACGATCTTCTCGAAATCTCTTACTGCAACATTCGTTCCTCCTATCGGTTCAGTTCCTATTGGGGCCGATCCGATAGCACCAATCCCCCCTTCCGGCGCTCCAATCGCATTGCCGTCTGAAATTGCAATTGTTTTTTTGAGAAAACCGTCAACGTAAATCTCTACATTTAGTGAAGTATTGGTAGCGATTTTGCCCGCAATAGAGAAATTACGAAGTTTCTTCCTCCCCCTAGAAGAGTAGAATTTCCGCTTCTTTGACCATCTGTACGAACGAATCAGCCCAACATCATCAACAAGGCCAGTTTCGTCCTTATGGACACGTCCTACGGTTGGAAGCGCCCAATAAACTTCATTCTTGAATGTTGTTGCTTGATTACATGGTTTTCCTTTATCTATAGTCCAGGTTTTGTTTTCATCATCTAAGTGGTAAACCAAACACACATCATTATTATTTGCACCAACAGTTTTAACCCACAGTTTGAGAAGATTATTATTTTCGTCAAAGGCCATGACCGATTCTGATTGATCTGGATCAACCTGATCCTTAAAAAATCTCCTAATACTTTTACTTACCGAGGAGGTAAACAAATTAGGATACCCTTCAAACTCGGATACGACTCTTACATCCGATCCAGTGAAAAAGAATATTTCATCCCTTACTTTGCAATATGCCTTGCGCCCAACACACCCAACTGCTCCTGAAAGAAGTGTGACATCCGGTGCGGCTGAGGTTGAGTCAAAAGTTCTCACATAGTAAATCTCCTGATCCTTGAAAATAATCAAAGCATTTTTAGTGGTATCAAGTCCTGTTATATTTCCCTTCTTACCAATCAATTCGCTACCGGATCCAGTTCCTCCAAAATCATAGATTCGCTCAGGATTAGCCGCCAATGCCGTCCTAGAATAGTAAAGCGTTCGAGGATTTAATATGTTTCCAGCAACCCACATCTTTTCAGCCCAGGATTTCAATATATTCCCTAAAGGAGCGCCTGCTGGCGTAGATGTTGCATAGGCTGTATGTGTTATGCGCCCAAAAGCGTCTACGGCATTTCCATAATAAATATCACCCAAGTATTCCTCAAAACCTATTTCAGCTGAGGCATTTAGACCTGCCTTCACTGATGTCCAAACAGATGTAGCCTCGTTTCCTCGCCAAATTGAGCCGTTCTGAGCTGCTACTAAGCTGTCATTCTTTATCCATTCGTCAAGGCCGAGGAAGCCACCACCTGACAATTCATTCAGATACTTCTCGTAACCGGGACGGCTTCCCCATGTGATACCATAAAAACGCACATTCTCGGTATCTGGAGATGCATTTTCTGCTATATTGATCTCATCATCCGAAAGATCAAGTCCCTGTGAAAAATTATCCTGACGATATTCCTCAAGATTTTCAACTGCCATTTATTTGTTTTTTATTTTGATCTGTAGTTGGAGTGCATTTTCACCCTCCTGTGATTGCCTGCGGTTTTAGTTGCATATCTCTTTCTCGCTCTATGTAACATTTCCCCGAAGAAACCCTCATATCTCCTAGTATCGGGATTGAAGTAGCAGTATTGCCTTGCCTTAGCGATTTCATCAGTGGCTAGTAACATCTTGCCGAGAGCGTAATAAACAGGGGCAAGCCTGAAAGCCTCAGGCAATAATGATTCGTTAGCATCTGCTGATAAAGTGACGGCCTCTTTGTAGTATGGAATTTCAATTATATCCCCACCGGTATTAGATGGGAGAAGGATGTAATCCTGATAAATAGTGAAATAGGCATCCTGTACACCTTTCCATTGTTGATGGCTGATAAAATCATACTGAACTCCATCCATCCAAATCCTTTCGGGTTTTGCCATTGTGGACAAAAGCTTATAAGCTGGCTTAACATCAACACCGGAAGCGTGGCTGATCTGTAAACCGACTGCTCCAGTCAGTTGATTGGCCGCATTCGCAGTCCAGGTTTCAAGAATATCACCCTCTATGTACGCTCCATAAGTTGAAGCTGAGGCTGCGGGCCAGGTGGAAGAGGCTGTTAAGTCTACGTCCGCATCTCCAGAGGCGTAAGCTGCACTCAGTGTGGTATCGGCACTACTGGTATAGAGAAGTTGAGCCTCTAAAAACGGCCAGCTATCATTGGCCGCAATGAAAGCTGATTCACCAGCATTTATCTCCGCCTTCACGTTGGCAAGTGGATAGAGGTCTGAACTACTATCATCACCCACAACATCATAAAAAGCGTTCCGTTGTTGTAAAAAGGTTGTTGACATTTAATTATTTTGTTTTAGTCTTTGGCTTTTCTGTTTCAGTTTTAGTTTGAGTTGGAGGGGCAAGGTTTTCCGCATCTGTCTTCACAGAAATAGCTGCTCTAGATTTTGCTTCCGCCTCCTGCTTCGCTTTAATCCTTTTCATCAAAGCTACAGCCTCTCGAATTTCATCCTCGGAAGGCATTGGTTCTTCATCCTCCCCTGTATATGAAAGGAATCCGTAAACGCCGAGAATTGACCGAGCTGCCGGTTCTGGTAATTCAATAGATTCACCCTTACGCAAGGTAATGGTGTCATTGTATTCTCCTTCGTGGATATGAAATCCTAGAATATCAGCTCCTGTGGAAACTGGATTATGAATTGTGTACTTCATGGTTTTATTTGTTAGTTAAATTTTTTAATTGATTTTGAACGTCAGAAAGTAGATCCTTAAGCCATTGAAAGTTAGTCTTAATCTCTCTAATATCGTCAGTAATGGTTGATAAATGCTTGATTTCATTTTCTTGAGCATCCACTCTCTTTGCGCTTGCCTCGATTAGCTTGGCGTTATATCCCACCCTCCCCTCTAATCGAGCAAGCCAAACAGTGATACCGATTCCGGGGAGAATGACCGGCCAGTATTGAAGAATAACTGTGTCCATTATTTAATAAGTAAATGTGATTTTGTTTTGCATTAGTTATAAATTAAGCAAATGGTGGAACATCATCAATAAACCCCTCTTTCAGTACGAAAATATCAAAGTAATCAGTTTCCCCGACAACATTTTCATACCTAATTCCAACTTCTCCAACATTAGTCGATACTGTAATTCTCTGTACTAAAAGTGGTATTTGACCAGGTACACAAACATAAAGTTCGAGATTAGTTCCAGCTCTTTTGATAAAATAATCGAGAGCCGTAGTAGCTGACCACCCAGCATTTACATAAGCGTCATAGGCAGTATAAGCATCAAATCTATTTGCTCCTGCTGTATGAGTCAAAAGATAAACGCTGCCTGCTCCTAATGCTTCGTGGTATCTATGTAATCCATAAAAAGAATTAGCGCTAAGATCAACACCATCGACAAAGACAGCTCCGTAGGCTAGCACACTTGGTGCACTTCCTGCCCCTGATCCATCTAGGGGTAGTTTAACATCAGCACTTGAATACCAAACCACGCCAAGTCTAACACCCCAACAAAAATCCCCCTCTGGCGTTGCCCTTACTATTCCTTGTCCTCTATTTGTACCTGCGTTGATCGGTGTGGCCGTTTCGTCAAGGTTTGTCCTGATTCTGATTGCGTTTGCTGTAGCAGTATCTCCGAAAGTAACACCAGTCGTAGCCCCTAGTGTTTTTGCGTCCACAAAATTTGCTGCACTTGGAAGGGTCTCAGGTGTCCAGTCATAAGCTACCGAATCGCCTCCTGCGTTAGCTGCCACATAAGCAACAACTGATTCTGCACTAGGTACGTTTGCTGCTGTTGCCGTAGCCATTGTATCGTCATCAATCAATGCGCTAGCGGCTAATTTAGTATCTGCATATGCTTTAACACTCTCTGAACTTGGGATAGTTGTAGCACTAGCTGTTGCCATCGTATCATCGTCAAGTACCACACCAGCCTTAAGAGCTGTGATCGGTAAATCTTGTACGGTGTTGTCGTCACCATCAATGGTTTTATTTGTTAATGCGGCGACACCTGTATTGGTGCTGCCTGCTGGGGTGAATGCCATTATGTATTTGTTATTGAGTTATCCTCGTGTGCCAAGCCAAGCTTAGCGAGAAGGTTTACGAAAATAAGAGCCTCAGCGCCCTGAATTGAACAGCGGGAAAGAAAAGATCCTAATGATCTGATATCCGCTGGCGTGAGGTTAAGAGTCTCTTTTGCGACTGGTTGCGTTTTTGTCATTTTTATTTTTACTAAATAGGTAGATTAGGGGCTGGGTCTAAAGGTTTATTTGCCTTAATAAGTGATTCCAGCTTTTTAATCTTCTCCTCCATTTTTTTGATGTGAAGAGCGGCGTTCTCGATTGTTGTACGAAATTCTGCGAGTTCCTGAGTGAGGAATTGCTTTTTCCCGATCAACTCTTCGTAAGTTACCGTTCTAGTTTCTTGAATTGTTATCATGCTGTAGTCATTATTTTAAAATCCGTTCCGCCGATACTCATCACGATATAACCATCATTGGCATAAGGTGCGGCGGCGGTAACCTTGGTCGTGTTAGGTGCAAGTACGATGTGTCTTCTTGTAGCGTCTGAATTGGTGAAGTGAGGAGTATTGTCGTATTCTATTGCTCCCGATAATGCCACGGTCAGGTTTGCGCCAGAGTCTAGCCGGATAGGGGCAAGCGTGGTTGTTCCCGCCTGAAAATGCGCCCTTGCACCAACTGCTGCCGCTGCTGCTGAACCAAACCAAACAAGGGCATCACCGGAAACATCAAAAGCTTTTGTCACTCCTTTGCCAAAAGAAATACCGTTCTCCCCTCGGAAGTGCATGCCGTTGTTGATCGAATTGGTAATGTATCCGCCGGTGGTCGAATATCCAATATAACCCTTATTTGTACCGCCAAAACGAAAACCAATAGAACCAAAGTTTGTATTGCCGTCAATGAGGACAAAAGTGTTGGTTGTTGTACTCTTTAAATGCACAGGAGCAAGAGGACTGGCGATGCCGGCACCAAGTGAACCTGAGAAAATCATTCCGTTAGTTGGAGGGAGTGTTGCCGCATAGTCACCCGAGGCCATTCCTTTGTAAAATAGGATCCTATTTGGCTGAGCAGAATTAACACCATTCACTGAAAAGAGGAATGAGTCACCAGCTTCATTCAATACCTCCCACCTATCTCCGTTTGGAAGGAAAAAGAATCGAGCATTTTGCTCGTAAAGCATTGAACCAAAAGGCCATTTAATAGGTCCCCATGATGTCGCCCCAATACCTGATCCATCAGCGCCAATATAAAGGGATGCTCCAAGCCGGATCTCTCCATCATCTTCCGGATTACTTTTTAATACTAAATCACCCGCTGACCCGGTAACGTCTCCATGAATAGTATTACCAGACATAGTTAGCTCCCCTGTAAGGGGACCGTTGGACGTGTCTAATTTGAGGTAGTTGTTTGCTGCATCTACCTCAGTTAGAAAAATCCCAAATGTACCGGGTCTCCACATTTATTTACTCGTTATTGAAACCTTTTCCGTATGCGTAAAAAGCCCCATCAGTAACACCGGCAATGACTACAGTTAGCCAATCAAGGCCGTTTGTATTGACGGTTACGTTCTGATGATCGGCGGCTGCTAGAACCCATCCAGTATCTCCATCGTAACGATTTGAGGAATCCTCATAATTGTAGAACTCCACATAATCCCATCTATTTGTTGCGGCACTTTTTGCTACGGAAGCGTCAAACTTTGACGGACCAATTGATCCGGCTACTTTGAAGGTTCCCACTACCGCTCCTCCGGTTGCTCCTAATGATAATGTAATGTGAGCATAGCTCGTCACATTCAAAACCATTGTCGAAACAGCGGAGGCAGTTGCCCCCTCGAAGAATGGGACTAAGTTTGTTGTTAATCTTAACATTTTTTTGTTTTTAAATCTTTTAGTTCAAGAACGTCCAATCCAAAACAACAGTACCAGTAGCAATAACACCAACCGACTCAGCGCCGGCCCATGTATCAGCCACATTTAGGTAGATTGTATGGTCACCAGCAGCTTCAACAACCAGCACTTGATCGCCAACTGTTTTAACTTCTACCGTCCCTGTTACATTGTTCACCGTTTGACCAGTAAGAATATTCTCACCAGCACCACCACCAACGGCATCAAGAGTTGCATTTGCACCAGCACCAATAGTCGTACCAATACCAAGATCAGGAGTATCAGCGTCGATAGCTCCATCTGTATTGGTTAGTCCAACCGACATGTAGGCTGAATTGATAACACATGCCCCAGCGGGAAGGGTGTATAGCAACGCACCTGTGGCCTCAGCAGCAGCACCGGCAATAGTTCCTAAATCCAAAATGAAACTAAGAACTGTTCTATGATGAGCAGGTGTACCGGATTCGGTAGTAGCAACACCACCGCCCATATTTCCAGTACCGACATTGCCATCAGTGGCAGCTGCAGCAGGGATATTAGTCAAAGCAAACGCACCGGCGTTTGACAATGTACCGTCACCAGACATTGTAACCTTGGTGTTGTTTGCGGCTGTACCATCTACACCGATGAAGAACTCACCAGAGGCGAGACCCTCTAACATAGAATCTTCAACCGCTCCTGTGGCAATAGTGACTGCGCCAGTGTTTGCCAAAGTGACATCACCGGAAACAGCAACAGAAACAATATCTGTGCCATCACCAACAAGGATTTGACCATCAGTTGACGCATCGTGTTCTTCTGGCGCTCCGGCGGCTCCTCCTCTCAGGATATAGCCCGGGCCGGTGAAATCTACCAGTTCGGTATATCCAATAGAATTAGCCGCCGCCTGGATGTCGGCGATGACGGCTCCACTTGAATTGATAACGGTTGTGCCATTCACTGTAACCCCAGTGGTGACATCAATCGTATCATAATTTGTAACTCCCATTTATATTTGTTTTTATCTTTTAAGAAAGTGCGGCTTTCTTGAAAGAGATTAGGAAGCGTAAGCTTGACCATCACCCTTAGAACCCCAGAAACCAAGCCATCCAGACCAACCATAGGAGAATCTTGCGTAACCTTTGAATTTGATTGCGTCTGTATCAAATGTTGATCCGGTTCCAAATTCACTCTTGAATTCCAATGGAACTCTATACATGAATTTCAGACCGTGCTTCTCTGCATCTTGCAAGAACCATGCTGTATCAGAACCCCCATTACGTGCGGAAATCCAAGGATTTTCGATGATTTCGAGATTGTACGTGCTAGAAAAATAGACATTCACATCGTTATTACCTGTTCCCGGCTTCAATTCAGAACCAAGGATGATCTGCGCTGTTTTACGAAGAGCAGGTGGAATAACCATACGAAGCCGACCTGTTCCAAGGTTGATAAGTTCACCTGAGTGATCCTTAACTTCTTGAAGAGCCAAAATTGCAGTCTCCAAATTAGCCTCATTCAAAACGATACCTGTTGCGGAAGCGTTTGACTGTGCAGTCCCACCATCACCACGAGGATGAAGAGTTGAACAAAGTGGCTTTGCATCTCCATATGAAGTTGCAGTTGTAGTGAAGGCGTTTTTGAATACCTTAGATGCCTCCTTATCATAGAAAGCTGCCCCCTCAGTACCCAAACCAGTCATCAAACCACTCATGACATTGTAAAGATCATCGTCCATCATCTGACGAGTAATTTCACGACCACCTTTATAAGTCTTATGTGTGTAGTATGTTGGGTATCCATTGGTAAGATCTTGGTATGGAGTAGGAGTATTGTCCGATGCCATTTCTTGGAACGGATTACCTCCTGCCATGTCGAAATCCACTTCTGTATTCTTCGAGCTATTTGTTGTATTGAAGATTTTGTCATAGTAAGTCCCTGTACGCATCACTGATTGCTGTAGGATCTCATGCAAACCTTCTTCCAATAATCTTGGATTCTTTGCTACATTTTCCATTTATTTTTTTTGTTTTTATTTACTAAAAATGCGACTTTTTAGTGATTAGATCTGTACCTCTGCGGCCTCTACGATAACGTAGTTACCACCCTTCACTGGATCTGGACCATGAGAGAAGAACTGACAAACCGTACCTGTAAGGTAGGTTGACTCATCTAACGTGTCTGATCCGGCTACGAGGTCGAAGTATCCACCAGCTTCATCAGAAACTCCGGTAGTACCAATAGCGGCATCTGCCAAAGCTACCCAAAGATCCCCAGGCGCAAACTGTCTAATAACAGCCTTTACCTGCTTGTCTGTCTCATTGTCAGCTGCGGCAACATATGTTTCCACACCAGTACCTCCGGCGGTATATGTACCATCATAATCTGTTCCTGAGACTGCATTTTGTAGAGGTCTTCCATCTTTGGTAACGAAGCCGTCTACGACTCCGAACATTGGATTACCAGCGCCTACGACATCTACTACATCACTCGTAAGATCAACAACATCACCCTTTGTAAGAGTTTTGCTGGATTCAATTAGCTTTGTAGTTCCGGCTCCTGTGTTCAATCCAATACGGTTTCCCCTGTATTCTAAACCTGCCATTTATATTTGTTTTTATGAATAAAAAATTTGTACTTATTTTCCAGAGACTTTTTCTAGAACTCTCGCCTGAGATTCAGGACTGAGTCCGAGTTCATTTAAGAGTTGGACCTCCTTTTGAGTTGGGGTGTAGGACTTATCCCTAGATGAGACTGCGTCCCTTGTTCCGCCCATACTAACAGCCGCTGCTGCTCTTTGGTTCACTGATCGGTTAAGATCGGCCTCTTCGGTATCTTCCGATATAGCAAGAGCCATTTTGTAGGCGTGATCCATTGTGATGGTTTTACTGGCCCGGATATGGGTTTCAATAACATCACGAGCGAGTGAGCGTACCCTCCCCTTAAATTGGGGATGCTCGGTTGCAAAGTCATCGAACACTTCTCGCATTTTCAAGTCCGCTTTCAGGATAGCCACCTCTTGTTCGAGGCCATCCGATGTCTTAGGAGGGGTAGTTACTTCTACTTGTTCCTTCTCCTTGAGCTGTTGCTGTAACTTTGCGACAAATTTCGCTTGTTCTTTGTAGGATCTTTCTGCGTCCTCTTTCGTTTTAAACTTAGAGTCTGCTTCTTCTCCTCCGAATACGGCCTGTCCGGAATTTGTTTGGCCCCCTTCCTCTCCAAGTTTCGGATCTTGTCCGGCTTGAATTTCTTGGTCGGTAGAAGTTTGGGTAGTACCCGCTTCTGTGCCACCAGCCTCTGTTGAGGTTTTGGTTTCTTCTGGCATATTTTTGTGTTAAAAAGTACCTTTGGCGTTAAGAAACACCGTAGTAGTAACTAGGAAAAGCCGCAAAACCTAATTACCACTACGGTGTCACCTAAGTGACAACCGGCTGCTTATTTGGAGATTTTTATTTTCTTGTTTTTGTTTTTGTTTTTTTAAGTCCAGTATCAATTGGATGGGCTTTTTCGACTGCCCTTTTGAACTGTTCTAGTTTAAGAAAGAAATCTTCATTCGTGACACGACCGGTAGCAAAATAATGATTTGCCAGGTCGTGTTTATAATTCTCTAATAATCTGAATAATGCCCTTTTGGTAGGTTGGAACTCTGCCTGATTCAAAAGGCTTAAAGCGTCCTGTTCAATATCTGAGAGATTACGGCGCTCATAGGCAATAGTGATTCCATTATTCCTGAGCGGCGGGCTGAGGTCCTCCTGGGATTGCGGCTGGATTGGCATTTGGTGGTGAATTAAATAGTTGCTCTAAGAGCTCAGGGGTTGGAAGGTCATTGGGAATATCCCCATTGGAACCGGGCTTACCCCCTGCTCCACGTCCCGGGCGTGGTACTCCTTGTTCAGCGAGAAGCTGCTCAGCTGGTAGATCGGTGTTTGCTGCATCTTGCCCCTCTTGATTCGGAGTTTCTGAGATCAAGAAATCTGCCGGTTTCATGTAGCTTTTTGTGGCAATCTCTTCGCCAACATTTCTCCAATTCATTAAAGCCCTCAGTTCCGGAAAGGCTGCTATGGTTTGCAGAGTTTGGTTGAAATTCTGACGATCAACCTCCTTACTAATTGAAAGGCTAGATCCGGTTACAGCTACCACATCTACCTGCATCGAAATGTATTCTGGTTTAGACTCAAAGAATCCAAAGCCGCCCCTATTGTCTACGAATCGTATATTCCCATCACTATCCCTAATTACCGTTTTCTCCGGTACTCTAATATCTCTAAACTTGTTTACCTCCTTTAGCTCTCCCTTCCTATCCATCACCATTTCCGCTCTTTTCTCTGTATAAAACTGTTGAATATTTGAAAGCCTCATTTTAGCGAAAGGTTCAATTGTCACCCAATCAACAACTTTTAATCCTAGACCTACTCTTTTAAGTGCTTTCTCTTGCTTAATTGCGGATTTAGTTGCCGTTTCATCTCCGGCGCCGATCAAGGCTTTTATATCAATTCCTGTAAAAGCCACTAAATCCTCTTCCATCTTATTCTCCATCCCAAAGATTCCATTAGGAATATCCCCAAGATCAAGAAGCTTAACTTGATTGATGTCACCTACTTCCCAAATTGCACCCGGACCAAACTGGATGTCTTCATCCTCGAAATCAGTGTGACCGAGTAGGATAGGACGGTTGATGCTGATCTTCGCCCAATCAGTCATTACATTACGGAAATTGTTCTTCTCCTCGATAGTTTGTTTAATAACCCGGTATTCACTCCTTCCCCAGAAAGAGGCCATCTCCATATGATTAACGAAACGAACGTATGGGAGCTGTTTATGGGCGTAAGGATTTGGTGTATCTCTCACCAGAATCCCATTGGCAATGACGATGTAACGATCCTGAATCTTGTTCCAGTATTTGATTAGGAGAACCTTATTAGGCTTCCCTGTACTGTGCATTACGGCTTTCTGCTTCTCCTCATTGTTTTTGAAAGGAACTCCAAAAGGATGACCATAATCAAAGCGTACCTCCGCCCGAACTAAGTCGAGATTATTCTTGATGTAAATATCATCATGAGTGGCATACATTAAGAACTCGTCAAAATCGACCTCTTCCAATTCGAAGCACCAATTACACGTTTCCATGTCTGAGGCGGATGGTTGCGGGAAGAATCTTCGCACATCCACATTACGCATAACCAAATCATCCTCATCATAGATTACCCTCTCATTTGTCACCAAATTACCACTCTTATCTCGCTTAAAATTCCCTTTCTTATCCATAACCAAATCCCGCACCGTTCTCTTCTTCATGGAATATTCCTCACATCCAATCCCAGTACCAACCACATCTTTCGACATGAAGGATTTTAGAATATTTAGCGAAAATCGGCCCCGGGTAGTGGAATCTACATAGGCGGCCTTTACGTTTGCCACCCGATCAACATCTTCCTCTTTTTTAGGTAGGAACCTTACATCGGGCGCATTAGTGATCTCCTCCGCCAATTTATTCGCTACAATAGCAAAAAGAATTGGATTCTTAATATTTGCCAATCCATCAGTGGAGGCATTGAGAATATTCTCATATTCGTCAAGGGCTTCCTGTAGGTCAGCTTCAATGTCCTTCTTGGCATTCTTAGAATCCAGGAACTTCATTTGAAGATCCTTCACTATCTGGTCATGCTCCTCACTCTGTTTAGGGTGATCGGTTTTATCCTTCTGCGCCTCTATTTGCTCAGTTGTTTTTGCCATTTATATTTGTTTTTTGTTTGCTATTTTGCGGCATTTTTGGATGAATGCCTTTTTATCTAAAGTACCTTTCATCATGTTACAAATCGTGCAACATGGGACTACATTACTCATGCAATAGTGCTTCTTATTGTCCACTCTATCTATTCCAATAAAGGGAATTTTTGCATTACAGTAGTGGCAGGGCTTACGCCAAAGGGAGAGAAAGTCTTTATAGGTGAGCACAAAAGAATAGCCTCTAGTTTTCGCATTACTTAAATACGTCCGGTATTTGTTTTCCGGTAAATTAGAGGATGCTTTTTTACACTCAATACAGTAACTTTGCAGTCCATCCTTGGTTCCGCTATCCTTATAAAATTCAAGGTTGGTTTTTTGCTCCTGACATTTACTACAGATTTTACTTTTGACTTTAGAAAGAACCCTTGCTTTACGCTTTAGTTTTTTAATAATGTACTAATTAGTATCCTATACTGGAGTTTCTGACTCTCTTGAGCATCTTCCTTTTTCGCCTCTTGTTACGCTCAATACGTTCTGATCGAGATTCTGGATTTTTGACCTGAGACAATGCTTGCCATGCAATCGCAAAGGACATCACACAATCATCATAATAAGATCCCTGTGGTGCGTTTGTATTTCCCTTATCATCATATTCATACTGCCAAAGCTCCCGGCGAGTGGTCGGATCAGTAAGGAGTACAGACCTATCCCTTAGGGCCAATTCCAACTCTCTAATAGCGAGGGGCTTGGTTCGCTTGGTCGTTCTCCATCCCAACTTCTCAGTCCACACGTCCGTCTTCTTATCAAGAACCTTTCTGCGGTAAAGATTATTATATCTTTTTTTTGCAATTTGTATGGCGGCTACACCAATAGAATTATCCTCGATTGCTAGGATTGCATTGTTATATTTTGCAGCAAGCTTAACAATTTCCTCTGTTGCATTTATAATAGGGATCTTAGTGCGATAGATCCCTATCTGCTTTCCAGTACTTTTCTTAATAATCTGAGCTACGGTATAATCACCCTTCTCTAAACCTTCGGCCACATCAACACCAATACCATACCTCTCCCCTTCAATTGGCTCTTCGTTGTATAATTCACCAAAATTCCCTGTCTTCCACGTAATCTTTGTCTGCTCCTTAGTAATTGGATTAGTATCAAACTCGTGTAGGGTGAGGATTGTTTCCGGGAAGACCCTTCTGGACGATTGGGCGAAATCGCCCTCCATCTCCGTGGCCCATTGGCGATCAGTATATCCCGGTCGCTCTTCCTCATACCATTTCTCATCACGATCAGGATTATCTGACCAGTGAACCATTTGTTTTGATTTGGACTCCTGACTCGGTCCTACAATTCTATGAAAACCATTTTCCACGTTATCATGATACAGGCGGGCGAATAGATTCTCACCTCCCGCATTAGGAGCGGTGGATTGAAGAATAATAGATCCACCTGTGGACAGAGTGGGGCGGAGGGCACCGAAGACTGTTTCCCCCCAAGGGATGAATGCGGCCTCATCTATAATCACTAGCGACCCGGCAAAACCTCTTCCCGAATCTTCCGTGGCTGGTAGGGACACGATACGTGATCCGTTACCAAGCTCAATTGAAGATGCGGAATCTTGAACTTTCTGAATCCGAATGAATGTTGGGAGGTGGGTGTACATGAACTTAACCTTGTACAATATCTCCTTAGCATCCGCCTCCTTCTTACTCATGAAGAGAATGTCCTGCTCAGCATGGAACATAACCTTCCACAAGCAGTAGGCCGCCGCTAGCCAAGAGAAACCCATTTGCCTACTTTTTAAGCAGATCGACTTTCGATGGGTTTGGTAGTCTCGGATAGCATATCTTTGGTACTCATAGAGGGTGAATTGAATTTGCCCCCGGATCGGGTGGCGGATTTTACAATATCTCTCTATGAAGTAGCTCGGGCTATTACGACATTTTTCGATCTCTATATTTTCAAGAAGCTTCTGCGTGGATGCAGTCATCGGTTTTTGTTTTATTTTTGGAGTGGGGAATGGGACTCGAACCCACAACTCTCTGCTTGGAAGGCAGAAGCTCTAGCCAATTGAGCTATCCCCACGTATTTTGGCGAAGAGTGTAGGAATCGAACCCACGTCTCTAGGGTTGGAGCCTAGCGTCTTACCATTAGACGAACCCAACTTGGTGCTGCGCCTAGGAATCGAACCTAGCTGGCCGAAGCGCTGGATTTACAGTCCAACCATCCTCCATAAATGTCTAGCGCAGCTTGGTAGAGATGGCCGGAATTGAACCGGCGGATACAGGGGTGAAATCCCTGCGACTTAACCACTTGTCCACATCTCCTTGGTAGCGGGACAGGGACTCGAACCCTGAATTTCCGGATAATGAGTCCAGTGTGAGACCTCTTCACTCTCCCGCGATGTTAAATAACAAGTACCTCTGATTGTTCCTCTGGAAGCCTCAGTTTATCCAAAGCTGATAAATCTTCTATAAAGTCTGGTAGGTCAATCAATCCACTATTGGCTAAGTCACTAATAGTAAGAATAAGTTGCTCTCTCAGTTCTTTGGGATCATGAAATTCAAATTGCTTCTTTTCCGTATTTTCATTAACAACCTTGGTAGACCCGAGACCTTTAAGCTTCATCATTGTTTCGTAGACATTTCTCTGAGTAGAGAGGTCTCCGGCAACATCACACTTATTCTCAAGGCGAACCAGTCCATTTTCAATATATTTTTCGTCAACCATTTCTAATTCTATTTGTACGGCGTTTTGCACTCTTTCTCTTTTAAAAACTACTGAACCGACTTGTGCGGCTGATTTTTCCTGAACATTATAATTTCTCAATGCGGCCTCCTTTAACGATCCGGTAGCTACATAATCCTTAACAAATCCCTTCTCCCTAACCTTTAAAGGCAGAAGATGAGAATTATCAAACTTCTTTCTTTTTTTATCTGGATTCTTTTTCTGATCTGTCAAAGCGATAACTTTGGCTTGCTCTACCCTTTTCATTAACTTTGTGTTCAAAAAATTTGTACGGCCATCATAGCTCGGGGCATAGGTATCCTTAAACCCCTTTAATCTTTTAAAGGCATTTAGGGCAATTCTGGTATGAGGATGACAGAGTTTCATGAGTGGAAGAGGTTTTATCTGGTGGTACGGTCTTTAGTGTTCGGCCTTCATTTCATTCAGGCCTCAGTAAATCAACATGAACAGAAAATTTTAAATTTTTCAAAATGATTCATTCACGACTGAGCGGAGCGAAGGAGTGATGCCTTCTATGTGTAGAATCCCCTCAAGACTTTAGGAATCCCCCCCTACCCCCCTTTAGAAATCTAAAGGAGAATAGGGAGACCATGAGGCCCCCGGATGTTGCAATCCCATCTTGCTCTAAAAGCAAAATGCCTGCCTGTTTTTTTCAGGACTTTTTTAATGCGTTTAACTTATCTCGAATACGCATCCACTCAATTGCATGAACATACTCTTTCTCTTGCTCTTTCAGATACTTTTTCCATTTCCATTTCCATTTAATCTCTCGATGTTTTCTTGTTCTAGCAGCTTCTCTTGCTCTCCACTGTTGGATTGTCATTAAGGGATATATCCCTGTTTTCCTTGGAACTTTGCTTAAATCAAATTCTTCTTCCATCTAAAAGTTCTTATAAGTATGGTCTCCCTAAGTGGCAACGCTCATTTCATAACGCCGATGCGACGCTATTACTAGCGCTCGTCCGTCTCGCTCCTGCAAAGGGATCCTCTTGCGAGGGCAATTACAGGTTTCCTGTCTCCCTCTTTTATATTTGTATGGACACCTATTAGCTAGGGGAGAGAAGCCTTTAGGATATTGTAATCTTATAGAGTCTGAATACAGGCACAACTTGGGCCGTGGCTTTAGTATAAGCTGTATAAGTCAGATTGACTGTAAGGATTGAATATAAATCTTTATACTCACCTACAGTATGGAGCTGTGCCAATATACCGTCAATAGCATTTTCATTAAACTGTTAGACAACATATAAAAATGTGTTCTTATAACACTTTAACAGATTAGAATAATTTTTTATGTGGCCTAGGGTCCCTACCCTCTTTTGAATTTAAAGGGGAATGCCGGGGGTGAGGTTGTGCCGGAGGTGAGAAGGCTCCGGAGGAGGAGTACTCACAAATAGGCGACTAAAACGTCCCTACTCGGGCGTACCCACTTCCGCCCCAGATCGGACATACTCCCCGGGGTGGCTATAGGGGGGGCTACATGCCAGCCTATTATAGACAATACAAGCCTTCCACCCTATAGCCAGCCATTTTTCGGGGGTGTACGTCTATTTTCTGACAAGTAAAGGTTCGCACAATACATATTGTAGTGTAGTTATTAATATATAACAACATAACATTGACAACATTGTCAATGGGGTAGTAGCACAACAACACATAATAGGATATAGTTCCATAGTTGACAGATGTCCACGCTATGTTGTGAGTGTGTCCCCCACAATAACGCATACACAACTAATATATCCTACCCCTCATAACACCTTATATTGCCCTATATTCCCCTATACCTTAATATAATAATCAATATAGTTTTATATATAAAACCAAAGTTTTAACTACATCCAATACCTTATATATATTCAAATTAGGGGATAAACTCCACACTTTTGGCATTTATAGAAAAAGTGTTGACTTTGTTCCCTAGCTGTGAT